TTGTCCTACTCCACTGCTACTTCTGGTCTTCATTAATTGTATTTGATAACGTCCGCGCTCACGCATTGCCCTGCTAGTAAAGATACCGATAACATTATCTGCTGTATTAATTTTAGATATGCCGCCGGCAATGTGACTGTGGTCGTAGTCAACTTCTTCTACTGCGCCTCTGTTTAACTGACTTGCTGTTACTAAAATAACGTTTAACTCTTTGCTCAAGTTCCTAAGTTCTTCACTTACATACTTGTCCTTAACGAACAAATCGTTTGGACTAACCTTAGCACTAACTGGCATTAACAAATCCAAATAGTCTACTGCCAAGAAATCTATCTTCTCACTATTTTTAATTTCTAATTCTTTAACTATTGATCTAATATTGTTAACTGTACTCTGTGCTGGCAAGTATGTAATTACTAAATCTCCTGCCTTCCTGCCCACTAGGTTTACTTTCATCACTACTGTATCTAAATCTCTAAAAATATCTCTAGTTGCTATACCTGCAACCATACTATCTAATCTCATTGCACAAAGGTCTTCGTTTAATTCCAATGTGATATACAGACCGTTTAATCCGGCAGTTACCCAATTTAATGATAGGTTCTGCAAGAACAAACTCTTTCCTGCTCCGGATGAACCTGCAAATATTTGAAGCTCGCCCCGATTAAATCCACCGTACAGTTTCTTATCTAATGTTGGCCAACCCGTACTAAGTTGACCGTTGTTGTTCTTCAATCGTAGTAGCCTTTCCTTAGGATTCTCAAAGTAATTTGTTCCTAAATTTTTGGGTAATCCGATTTGTACTGCATCAACTATCAACTTCTCTACCGGGTCGAAATTCTCTTTTTCTAATAGGTCTACGCTTTTCAGGATCGCACGTTCTAGTTCTTTTCTTCTAGTAAACTGTTCAAACTCTTCTAAAAACCAATTGGCGTGACCCTCAGATAACGAATCTAATTTATTAAGAGTTAATCCGGTTTTTGCTTTTATCTGTCCTACAGTAGGAAGAACACTATGTCCTTTAACTTGTCCTATAATGAATGATGCCGCTTCATTTAAATCTTCATCAAAGTTGCTGGGGTTGAATATACCTTGTATCCGTGCAAATACTTGTGCGTCATGCAACATTATTTCTAGGAATAATTTTTGTAAGTCAGAACTGTATGGTTTGCTCATTGTTGTTTATTTAAAAGTTTTTTAAGCAGCAATTTTATTTTTAGTTCGTTTGTAATTTCATGCTTAAGGATACCAGTTAATACTTGTATCTTGCCTACCTGTCCTACTATCGTATTCAAATCCTTGTATTCCGTCTTTGTCAGATACTCGGAGATATTCCACCCATACTTGATCGCTGCCTTTATCAATTCCACGCCGGACTTATCATTGTCTGGTACTACAATAACTTTTCTGTTTAGTGAGTTAACGAGTTCTGCTTTTTTGTCGCTAATTTCATTTCCACAAAATGCAATGCCGCCAATACTCATTGCGTCAATCGGGCCTTCGCAAGCAACTACAAATTTTCTCTCTATAGTCTGTTCATTCATATTAAAAACAAAATTGGCATCGTGGGAACTAAGGTACTTCGGAAAGGAATCGTTTATTGATCTTGCTGTATAACCTACGTTTTTCCCTTCATGCTTAAACTGAATAATCAAACGTCGTTTAAACCCATCGGACATAGATGCTCCCAATAACGATTGGTACCTAGGAACATTTATCATACGCTGAGATGCATAATCAAGTATTTCTTTATACAGCCCCAGCTTTTCATCTGTCACACTTAATTCAGACAGGACACTTAATTCTTCAAAGTTAATAAAGCCATCGGGCAACGGCTGTTCTGTAAATACTATCTTTTCTTTCTTCTCTACAGTTCTTTGTGATTGCATTGACAAATACTTTATTGCTTCAAACTCTAGCTTCTTAATATTTGCATCGTTCATGCCCAGCCAACCCAGCAGCTTTTTGAATTTCAAACTTATTTTCCTGCCCGGTGCCCAAGATGCCTTGTACTTACAGTTAAAGCAATGATAAACAACCGATCCATCGGGCGTAAACAAAATGCCGCTCCGTTTTCTTTTATCTTTGGACTCTCCGAAGTATGTGCAACAAACCGCATTGAAGCTATACCAACCCGACGGGGTTACTTTTTTCCTACCTGGTATGTGTAAAGATACGGCTTCCTGGATCTGGTTATGCATCTAGTTATTTTACTTGGTTTAAGGAATTAAATCAAATAATTCTTAGAAATATGGATACTTCCCTTCAATCAATTCGACTTGGCCGCCAGCACCATAATTATCGTCTGCGTAGGCAATTTCGTCCTCTCCCTCGCCAGAAATAACTTCTATCGCAAAAGTGTAATATCCAGTGACTAAAAATTCAATATCGGTATTGAGCACCTTGGCTGTTCCGATACCTATTAGGCTAGCACTAACTAAAACTGGTGTTGATACTACAATGCTGCTATCCTCCGGATGGAAAATATGCAGTGTAATAGTCTTATCCTGTATTGGTACTCGCTTTTGATCTTGATTTACAAAAACTAGCTTAATAGTGTTATCGACACCCTTATATATTTTAACGTTTCTAGCGTACACTATTCTATCCCCGATTTTTATCTCTAATAAATCACAAAGCTGAACTAGCACGGTTTGTTCTATTAGATAACTCATAATCTCTTGCATTAGTTATTTATCTAGTAATAAAAAGTTTTAAAATGGTCTACATATCAATAAATAAATTGAAATTTGAATATGGATGAACTTGAACTTAAATCACTGTTAGAGAAGTACCCGTTTATTAGTTTTTTGACGTATGGGAAAAACGAATATATTGGCATCATACAAAATGTAGATCAATATGTGACCAATGTCTACGACTACAGTAAATTAGTGACAGTAGAGCAAAAAAACAGGTTTTTAATACTAGGTGAGCAATGGTGGTGGGAAAGTAATAGGTTAATTCCAATCAACATATTTCTCAAGCAAGATTGGACCGAGTTTAGGATTAGCTTGCGCACGTTTAATACTAAGGACGTTGTTATCAAGTTTGGTCCGCAGGTAAGCATTAGCCAAATAGCAAATAAGAGAATTAAACGGAAGCAGATCGTCCTAGTTAAAAAACTCTAGCTATTCTTCTAACACATTTAATAAATTCATGTTCAATACTACTAGGTGCGCATACGCAAAACTGTGACTCTTTTTAAAATGATAAGTTCCATCTGTGGGTTTAACCCAAATCTCTTTCTCAATGTCATCCCAAGACTTTCCTAGCAAATGTCTTTTTGCTGGACGTATAATTGCTAACACCATAGCTAGTTTATCTATACTGTCGGGCTGCATTGTTTTTATAATATTGTAATGGTTACTGATATGAACAAGCTTACTACAAAATTCTCTATCTAATAATTTGTCCCACTGTGGTGGCAGAGTAAGTAGGAAGTTCAATTCTTCCTCAGAATCTATTTTTTGATAAAGCCCCATGTTTAATAAATCTAATTTAAAATAGCTGCGGTCTTCTGCTTCCTTGTAATCAATAGTGGCCATGTTAGTCAATGGATTATGCGGAATTGCAGTAAGATAAATTCCACTAATATGTTTCTCCATCTTATCGCCGTTCAACTTCATTGCGTTGATGTGCGGGATCAACGCTAAAAGCTTTTCTCTGTCGGCTAAGTCAATATCAATATCCATTATATCTGTCCAAAAAGTGTAAATTCAACTGCTGCTCTTTCATTTTGAAAGTATATCATTAAATGATTATCTTTTCCTGGATCCATGCCCCAATCCCAATTTTCTTTTTGCTTTCCTACATTCTTTTCTAACCATCCTCGATAAATGTCATTCGGATCGGTCGAATACTTTGTTATTGGCCACGGAACGCTAATTCTGTAAGCTAACATTTTAGTCTTTAAGTAAGTCGAGGATGTTCTTAGTAATTTCTATTTCAAAATCAGATTTCATGCCGAATTGGTTTTCAAAATGCCTTTTATAAAATCTGCCCCATATAATTTTGTTGTCGTGCCTAATAGGAAATAATGCAAATTCTTTCGACCAAGAACCCTTAATCCATTCCGATGGGGGTCCGCGATAGCCACCGTCCATTTCATCCTCGTCTAACATGTTAGTCCTCCAATAAGTCAAAAATGTTTTTGGTAATGTCTATCGTACTACCATATAATAGGCCGGGCCCGTAGACTTTCCTATAATAGTACTCGCCCCATATAAACTTTCCGTTGTGCCTAAACGGAACCATTGCAAATTTCTTTTTCCAATTAGTTTTACTTGGGCCCGACGACATTTCGTTATCCATTAAAAGCCTCCGTCGCTCAATGCTTTCTTAATAAGTTCAGTATCAGCCATATAGTCTATAAAGTGCCTCTGCCAATATGATGGATCAATCCATTTAAATATGTACTGCACTTGTTCTTCATTCAATTCCTCTAAGAACTTTATGCCCGTGTCACAATTATAAAGCGCCCACGGACTTATCTTCCCTAATGTAATATAGTAGCATATTTTATTCTCATTTCCTAGCCAGAAAACATGGTTAAATTCAGCATCGTTTTCTATGCCCCACTCCACGGTGAATTCCACAAATCGTTCTATTGCTTCTTCTGCTTTTTCCTTTCTCAAATAATTGTGTAGGAATTCTTCGTACATATCATCCCTACACCACTTATCCAATTTCTTATTTTGTTTAATTATCCAATCAATAAACAGTGCAGGAGCAACTGCATTAATCTTTTTAATGTGTTTACCAAACTTGACAAAGGCAGTGTAATACGGGCTAGTGCTAAAGTCTTCGTGTGTCTTTAACTTAGAGGTGCCCTGTGTTAATTCAAAAAAACGTAGGTATGTTTGAAATCCTATTTGCACACCAGGATCATTCTTTTGGAAGAATCTCTTTTTCTGCTCACAGTTGTGGACTTGAAGAGTGCTTTCTCTTCTAAAAAACTTCCCGCAAAATGTACAACTTAGTTCGTCTGCCATCTTCCTTGTTGAAACAACATATCCTCGATGTGGATTTTACTACTTATAACGTAGTCCACTAGCTTACACATTTCATCCATTTCTATATAATGTTCTGGCTTAACTGTTCTCAATACCCGCTCCGATGCAAAGTAACTAGGGCGTATTAGGATTATTTTACACACAGGATTTAGCTTCCTGAGGTTCTTACATGCTGCATCTAATCCGAATTTCTCAGCGTAGTATTGATTTGGTTCGCTATGGAAATCATCTGTTGTATGACTACCCACAGTTAAAATAATTTTCTGCTTGTCTTTCCATCTATGGTATAACTGATACAACAAGGAAACCTGTGCTGTTACTGGCAATGCATTGTTGATAAACACATCTGCATCATCAGCTAACGTAAGTACTTCCTGCATTTTAAACGGAAGGATATATCCTAACGACCTAGAGAATCCTGAGACCTCGTGTCCAGTATTTATAAAGTGCTCATATAATGCTGCACCCAATCCCTTAGTATGACCAGTTATTGCAATTTTAAGCTTTGATGTCATAGTCCTCCAGCAACTGTTTGAACTCCTCATCAGTCATAAGCTCACCCATTAAGTCTATGTTTGATAATTTCTCGTTGGGATACAGTTTTTGCAATACCTTAGTTTTGCTCTTAGTGCCTTTGGACTTTCCTGAGGGTATCGGAACCCATGCGTGAAATTGCATGCCTACGTTGGGACTAATAGTGCTAAGAACTAACCATTGTAATCCAAAATGCTTAGACCCAATGTCGAAAAACATTTTGTTGGCGCGTTTATTTGCTGCTATTAAGTAATATGCTTGAAGGTCTGCATTGCCAGTTACTGAACTGGCATACCTTAATCCCAAATACCCGCTAAACTTTTTCTGTTCTTCTGCTGTTAGCCGATCGAAAAAACCTCTGTCTTTGCGATCTATCGCATTACAAAGATCCTTTATGTTAACCCCGGGTTTCGTCGTTTTTTTGGGTGATGGCATAAGCAACCGCTAACCTCTCTAGTGCATCCTTTATTATCAAACTACGCTTCGATAAATCACATGCTTCTAAGTAATCATATGCATCTAAATATCTTTCTGGAGTCTTCGGTGGACTAAATTGTTTCCTTCTACCATGTGGGTCACCGCTCTTTCTACCATATACAGTTTTCCCACCGTCGGGTGACTCGTATATAATAATTTCCTTTGTGCTTTTTACAAGCGCCATTACCAGGCCTTACTAATATCTACAATCTCACACTGCCTACTAATTTCCTTAACTAGGAATATGCAGGGTGGTTTGTCTCCATCATGCAATGGTATTCCTAGTAAGTGATTGTTCTTTAGCTTAGGGAAGTACCATTTAACATCTTGGTAAACGTCGACTATCTCTATTTCTAAAAAGGTAGGTTTAAAATCGGCAATAGGATTAAACACGAACGCTTTGAAGCCGCGATCGTTTACGCTTGTTAGTGGGATAGTTTCTAAGTCCCCTAAGTCAGGCTCGCCTATTAATATTTGCCATTCCTTTGACATTGGTGGTGAGACCGGAACCTTAATAATGTGTTCTCCGATCTTACAAGCCAGGGCGGGCGAATTGAAGCTTTCTAAAAATACTAGTGGCATAAAAAAATAGTCTGGGTTCTTCGGATTGCTGTTGTCTAGTACACAAAACCTTAAGTCTTCTACCTCTTCTGGAATGTTGTCTAATTCAAATGCTTTATTGTCTACGGTTAATATCTTCATCTTATTACTATACACTATCCTTTCGTTATTTGCAATACTTTAATCAATCCGTGCATGAATTATTGCCATACTACCTTTTCAAGTTGAAATTCGTACCGTTGATCTTTGTAGAACTGTTTACGTTTTAGTAAATGCCGGTGAGAGAATTTACTGGTGCTTGCTATGTCCCAAATCTGTACAAAGTTCTTATCCTTTGCTTTCCTAACACCCCGGCCGATAGATTGAATTACTCGGACGAAGCTTTTCCCCGGCTCAAGTAACACCAGATTGAAGATCCTAGGTATATTAATACCAACAGCGGCCACGCCATAAGTAGCAACAATAAGCTTATTACTATAGTCAGCAACTTCATCGTAGTGTTCTTTCCTGTTCTTAACATGAGTGCTCCCACTTATAAAGACAGAATCAGGTAACAGTGTATTTAACAGTTTGCCAGTTTTAATTCTATCCACCAACACCAACGTGTTCCCACTTTCAAGCATATTTTTAATAAGGTTACTAATATATTTTACTCGGTCATCGTTGGTTACTAGGTAACTTAGTTCTTTCGGATAACTGCCGTAGTTGATATGATCGATTAACTGGACGATGTTGACGTTGCAATTGGCTAACACATCCTTTGCTTGCAATTCATGCGTCTGAATCCTGTGAATTACTGGGCCAAGGCTGACCAACAATGCATTAAACTCAAATAGTTCTTTAGGAATTGTTCCAGTAAGGCCCCAGCGTATAGGAATGTGGGCAAATATTCCAGTTAACATAGCTTTTAATACATCGGCTTTAGTGCCATGTGCTTCATCTACCATAATGCAGATAACATCCTCAATAAACTCATGTATCGTGTGTTCACCTACCTTATTCTTCGTGTTCTTAAGTAGATTATTAAGGCTCTGCCATGTGCATATGGTGTGTTTCTTATTGTATTCTTTGCGGTCACCAAAGTAAACGCCGACATCCATGTTCAATATCTTGTAGTCTTCTTCTGTTTGATTAACCAGACTTTTGTTGGGTACTATAATGATTGTGCGGCCGTACTTTTCACACTTCTGGCTTAGTACTGCTGTAACAATTGTTTTGCCTGCGCCCGTTGCTATCTCTTGTAAGCCCTGCGGGTTCGCTAAGAATTTATTAATAATCTCAACTTGATAATCCCTAAGTTCTATTGCTTGATTTTCATGAACGTGCCCTTTCGGCCACGAAAAATGGCCATAACTGTCCTTGTCCACTTCAACAAAACTAAACTCTGTTGTATTAATTCGCAAGTCTTCGAGGTCGATCTCATACCCAGCCTTTTCAACAAGGGGTAATATTTGATCTAGTAAATGAAGATACGAACTACCACCAAGTTGGAAAAAGTTTATGCAACCATCCCATCTTCCTAGCTTAACTGAGGGTAGATGATGGGCGTAAGGAACCCTGAATTTAAACTTATCCGACAACTTTTTTCTTGTTGATAAATCTAACCCTTCAAATTTTATGTTTACTTCATCTTTGATTAATAGTTTTGTTCTCATTTAAATATATCATTTTTTCTATGCTTGGGGACATTTCGTTTACCCCATTGGTACGGCAGATAGATACACAAACGATTCTGTCGCTGTATCCCTCGACACACTTTTGTAAATATAAATGCTCAAAATTTGAGCTTGAAAGATTACACAATAGTATTGTTCCGTCAGTTTTTGCGGGCACTGTCACGTCGCGCACTACACCCCAAACATTTTCATCTTCATTGACAGTTTCATCAAGTACAAGATAATCCTTTCTATTAAATAAAATTATATCTCTATTTACTAGTTTAGCGTATTCTTTTACATGTGTCAAAACTTTCCCTGGTTGATCGTTCTTTAAGAATTTAAGCTCGACTATACGGTCAAACATTAGACTAGTGTGCAGTACTGTAGTATCCGAAAGTAATTCTCGTGCTTTGCTTGACATTTTGGCTGATAGATTGTACCCATACAGCCTGCGTCTATCAATTAAGTAGATGATGCGTTCGCGTTCGGTCATTCCCTTAGTTTTCAATTCTAGCGCACTCGCTAATTCCTTCGGTGCGCCCACCACAATACCGTCCTCAGTCAACTGCATTGTATTTGCGTGGCTAACATCTAATTTACAAATCTCCTCGAACTTAGCTAATACGTCCGGCGCGATCTTGTAGCCATCGTTCATACATATTTTGACAAAGTCTTTAATGTTATTAGGCGAGGCATAAATGTACCAAAATTTATCGGCAGAACTATACGCTAATGTCCCGCGGGTAGAATACCTAAGCTTTTTAAGGGCGGTAAACATTTTCTGATCGAACGGGAAGGAAAGTTCTAAGTATCGTCGGTCCTCAGAAAACCTAAGTTCTTTTTCTAAATGTTTAGGCACCCGTATTTTATTGCGTAATAGAAGTTTATCTACTTGGTCGATATTAATCCCGAACTTAGTACGCAATTGACGCGAATACTTTTTAACGAGAATCACACTAACTTCATATTGATTTTCTGTGAGGGCTGTTCCTTGTAGAACCTGCTGCGCCAAATTGTGCATCAAACTAACATCATTCCTGCCAAGGTTAATTTTAGTCTTAACTCGATGTGATCCCCAAGAGTTTTGGGACAAGAACACTATCACATCTTCCAAGTACTTTGTCATATTAATATATTAACACCTATGCATTTTCAAGTCAAAAAAAACCCCCGAACAAGTCGGGGGTTCCTGCGCCGGAGCCAACCTGCGCAAAACTTTATGCTTGTGTACGACGCTTGAAGCAAAGCTCTTTGGTGTAAGCTTCCCACTTCTCCGGGAACGACTTGACCAAGTCAGCAATTTTGATCGCCATACGCAGACTCATTTCCGACACCTCGTCCTGGTGTGCGTACATGAAGTCCAGGATCATATTTTCCTGATCAGCATCGAAGTCGTAGTTGGTAAACAGTTCGCCCGACTTCGCTACCGATTTGATGCGTAGGATTTTCTCGCGCATCGTGTCCATCGTCAAGTCCAAGTAATGGCAGCGTGACTGAAGCGCGTCAAGGTGATCGCGGATCTTCGGGCTGCGGATGTTGTCGAACTTGGTGTTGGTAATAATGATCACCGAGCCTCGGAATTCAAAGCTATCGGGGATTCCTTCGCGACGCAGCACGTTCGAATCCTTGCTCCAGGAAATCCTACGCGACTTGCCCGAGTCCAGTGCGCCCTTCAAAATGTTCAAGCACACTTCATCATGCAAGGGGGAGTCACAGTCATCAAACACAACGACGTTACCTTTTTCGGAGTACTTGAACAAGTTGATATACAAGCCCAAGTCACTTGACGCGCCCTTAATAACTGCAAAGGGCAGCGGTTTTTGTGCAACTTGCGAAAACAGAGTGCAACGTTCCAGTTCCTGCTCGACGCCAAAGCTCTTGCCAACCCCCGGAGGGCCGACAACAATCATTGCGCGGATGTCACCGGCGCAGGTTGCTTTGGTCATCTCGTGCAGCATCTCAAACTTGTGGTCGATGCGCTCCATAATCTGTTCATCGGTTTCTACGACAACAGGTGCCGCAGCATCCGTACCCGGACTACCACCATCCGAGAACTCGTAATCTTCAATACTGTTGATTTTAACTTTGACTCGATCCGGAAAGCCGGGGAACCGGTCGTTGTTTTCGACGGTAACGTAACCGCCCTTTTTGCCCTGTCGGAACTGCTCGACGAGGACGAACGCTTCATTAGTAATTTGCGTCCCGCGGTAGCTGCCTTTCTTAATCATTACTGAGGACATATTTGGCTCCTAGCTGTTGAATGGAATGTTTTTTCTTATGTATGTATTATACTGCCAGTCCATTCTTTGGTCAACCAAAATGAATCCCTTTAAAATCAAGAGGTTACAAATATAGGGGTCTTGTAAGTTGTTGTTTTATAAGGGGTTTTTAGCACATTGCTAAGGGGTGATCCCGCGGAACCGAAAATCCGGATGAATGTTCGTGCCCGCCGCCGTCGTACATTCCTGCAATAAGAGTCACGTCTAATCCGTCGGATGCAGAGCGCAAGCTAAATCGTCGACTATCTTCAGCGTCATAGTATGATGCAGCAAACGGCTTATCTATGTTTAGAATATTCCCTGCATCTGATGCCATATTATGGGACACATTGACAACAGGAACAACATACCCACCTATTTCCATGTCACGCTTGGACCTCTCTATTGCGTCTTTTAAATCCTTGTAATAGCGTTTTAGCACTACCTTGCCGTCGGACACTAGTTCATTCAAATCCATTGCTCCTAGCGTATCCCAATCGTCAAAGGTATACTCGTATAAATCAACCATTGCAAGGATTTCTTTAGTGTTGGGCAACTTAAAGCGCCACAAATCTCTGTCCTCGACGTATGACACAATTCCAGGGCGCGTGCCAACACCGTGGAACCAGTCCCATGCAATACCTGCACCAGACCTGTTTAAATCAAATACAGTATCAACACCCTCAATTCCATCGAGGTCTTTCATTGCTGAAATGTGATGATCGAGCACAAGAATTGAATTTGCTGTAGTCCTAAGCTTTTCCATAATTGGACGCTTATAAGCAAAGTCTACAAAGATAACAGTTCTTCCGTCAACGTTGGGTGCTGGTTTGTTGTGTATCCCAGCAAAGAAATCCACGTCCTTCCCAAATGCCCTGTATACAGACCAAGCTGCCGTAAAGCCGTCTGGGCAATTTCCATGATAGATGCAAAGGGGTTTGTTCATCATTAATATTATATGCTATTTTGGGGTCAATGTCAATTATTATTTAAATTTAAATCCAAGCTTGCCTCGAATGGCTGATGCGGACAAGGACTTCGCAACATCAATCTCTACTTCTCCATCAAACACGGGCGGCCATACTACCGTAAATCCGTTCATTCGCAAATTATTGCCTGCCACTGAGGTCTCAGTGTATATTTGAATTAGTGCAGTAAAGTTTAATATCTGTTTAATTGCATCAGTTATCGGCAGTCGGTTTAAACGACGTCCTAATTCTTTACCAGATGCTGCTGTTAAGTGGAATAACAAATTGTATCCAGGAGTATTAGTTTTAGCTTTGTAGCCTTTGTAGAAATTCTTTAATCTATCAGTTTTGAGGTATTTAATTGTATTCCTATTAGGATGGCCTTCCTTAATATTATTCAACATATCTATTAGGATTTTTATTTCAGTTTTATTAAGAACCTTGTATTTTAGTAACAGGGCAAAAAGAGCGTCCACTGATGAATACTTAGAAACGGTTTCAATCAAATCTATTACGGCAGGATACTTTTCAATTACGCTTTTCTGAAAATCCGGATCGTGTCGTTTCTTCTCTACGGTATCATACAGCCCCTCAATGGATGCCGAAGCACCGCCGCCCTTACCTGCTTTACTGCTTAGTCCAACTTTGGTACCATCTGGCCATACTATTTGGCTGTCTATTAGACGTTGCGAGAATATTAGAGGATACATTATTTTTGCATCACCAAAGAAATTACTGTTGGTAATGTTTTTTTCTGCCAACCGAAGAATATCCGGATTTAATACGTCATAATTAATAACTGCTATAGGCGCAGAAAATTCGCCAGTGTATTTTTCGTGTACAGTCTGATATTTAATACCATCAGGTATATCTGATATTGAATTTCCTTTTACAACTTGACCAATGTACGAAGACATTTGATCTATTACATCATGCGGGACCGCAGGATCCTGATATTTGCTAACAATATTGTATACTTCTTGTCCAGTGTACGGTCCCGAAGAACTGAATATGCTAGATGGCTTAATTGGCATACGCTCACTCGTTGACCGCTTACTGCTAAACACATATCCCCCATGCTCTGGTGCTTTAATACCTGGCGGAATGGCTGTAAGTTTCCCTGCTAGTGTTTTTTTGGAATCAACAAACTTAACGTAATATTCTTGTTTGCCGGCAACATCAAAATGAACAATATAGACGGCTAGCAAATTCATAAACGGTTTATTCAATATGAATATTTTACTATTTCTCTTATTCAAACTTTGACGCCAATACTCAAACGCTAGATCACGTTCTTTCGAAGAAGTAAACTGTGGCTTATCCTCAGGCAATAGAATTAATTTGACAAAAGTTGCAACGTCCTCGGCATTTGATGGATCGTGGTAGGTGTCGCCGGCTTTCCTATTTGGAAACCCTACGCTTTCTACAATTTTACTGGTACGAGGTGCTAGATCTTTTGTTCTCATTATTCTCGGCTATTTTAGTATTTATTTAATATCTTTTAAAAGATTTTTAGCCTGTTTTTCTTCAACATCCGCCACTTCTTTAATGAAACTGACCGTCTTTTTGAGAGTGGGGAAAACGTATTCATGCCCCTCTTCTCCTTCTTCATTGACTGTTACTATAAACCCATTTTGAACTTTTCGTAATTCTAAACTGTTAAACATACGCCTCTCCTAAAGGATGAACTACATACGACATTCTATGCGGTTTGTCGTTATTTGTCAAAACTTTGTTTAGTTCTTCGTCTGAACCGTACTCAGTGTCGCCTTTTTGAACCTCATAACCAACTCCAGCGCCATAATAGTTGTCATTCTTATCTTTCCATGTTACATAGACATTAAATGGGACTTGATTGTAATGTTTTTCAATCTCGTAACTCCATCGAAGGTGAACTTCTATTATGTTGTTTCCGATCGTTTCAATATTAATACGATCAATTCCAGTATAATCTAATTGCAACTGCAATACCTGGTCAAGTATTGGAGTCGGAATCATATACATAAGTCCTTTGCTAACGTGCCAACTATTGGGTCTAGCTTCAGTAATCTCATTATAAGTTGCTTGTGCTATATAGATCTCTGAGGTTTTTAAATCTATATCCCAGCTTATCCAATCGCCGTAAAACTTCTCCATCCATAAATGGCCTGGACGATAGTTGACATCTTTCCTAGATATCCATTCTTCAACACCAATTCCCATCCCCCAAAGATTTATGATTGGCTTACTAACTACCGGAAACACTACTGGTTCCGTTCCATGTGGTTTGGCGTAATATCCTAATCGGTCGTATAACTCCAGCTTGTTATACACCCACCGGTAATTAGGATACCTCCTCCAAGCGTCAATGTCATTCATGCTGGTTCAATTTCTATAATAGGGTGTGCTCTTAATTTAAGAAACATCCAATCATTGAGAGACAGTGTAAAATCCGATGCCACAGTCCCTCTATGTTTAAAAACATAGATAGAATTAGGTAATGTAAATGCACTTGATCGAAGATAAATTTCTTCGCATTCGCTTATTAAAGTGAAAGTACCAAAAACATGATAGGTAAAACTCGACGGAGAAACTCGTCCTGTCTTATAAAAGTATTGGCCGCGCCGTTTAAAAATCATTTCAAACGGACGCATCTCAGTAACGCTTAACGTTTCGTTAAACATATCTCACCTAAATCATTTATTTTCATATCTAATTCAGTTAACTGTGTCCAGCCCAATTCTTCTAATAACTGAGGTGGCAATGGTAAAAATAGATCACCATTGTCCGGATCCTCTTCTAATTCTATTATCCATGTCTTAGCCATATCATCCTCACATTGCTATAACATCAATGCCACATTTATTAAGGAAATCTAAGCCAGTAGCATCTCTGTATAAGGTTTTATAGTAGAATCGCTTAATCTTTGCGCCGTGTATTAGTTTTGCACAATGGATACAACATGAATGCGTATTAAACATTTCTGCTCCTGTGCCATCTTCGCTGCTACCTGCCAATTTTAGGATAGCATTCTCTTCAGCATGTAAAACTTCTTCTTTAGTAACTAACTTGTATCTTCCAACTTCGTCTGCAAGCGGATAGGAAAATTCAAACAATGCTCGACTTCGCGTTTCGTCATCGTTTAACCAATCTCCGCCGTAAACTTTCTTTTCACAATCATTGTCCCAACCTGCAGGAGTTCCGTTGTATCCAATGCTAATTACACGATTATTCTTAACAATGATCGAACCCACATTCAGTCGCCTAGCGGTACTTAATTTTGCATACCGATGGGCAACATCCATGTGCGCCAATTCCCACTTACTAAATTTCATCTGCGGCCGCGCAATACTTTAGCAAAGATAGATGTATCAACCGGCGACTCATCCACTGTTGGTTCAGAAATGTCAGACGAGGCAGGTATTAGCTTTTGTAATATGTCAACCAAACTTGCATTCTCTCTTTTAAGCTCATCTATTTGATATTGAAGTCCAGTAACATGGCGATTTATTTCTTTGCTAATCGACAAAGAACGTTCTACTTGTGAAGCTAACCTTGAAAACGGGCCTGAACGTGAAGATGTTGAAATGATACTTTGGTCTTCTCTTACTGGTTCTGTTAGTCCGATTAACAAACTGATATCTTTCCATGCATTTCTAACTGCCGGGTTCTTCGATACCATTATTTTATCAAATAATACACTATATTCCTTAAGTGATTCGATTTCCTCAATCGTTAAAAGTTCCTGCCTGTTTTGATCATTGCTCATTCCTTCTTGTGCCGCACTTCCTGACATTCCCATAGTATTTCTCCTTTATTGACTATTGCCCACACTTGATGCTAATAACACCAATTCTGTAACCTTTATTTTAAGAGGTTGATCATTGCCATTGTATTCGAACCCTTTAAGTAAAGATAATGCCGTTAAGTCACCGCGCAAGCTATTCTCATACAACATATGAAGGTCCTTGGCGATCTCTTGTCCCTCTAAGCTATGCGTTTCTACTTCTAAAAACGCATCACGCAATCCACTTGTTCTCATAACAATCTCCCTAGGTCCACAATTCACTTCTAAGTTTAACTAGCCGAATAAGCATATTAGTATCTTCCTGGTCGTTTCTAGCTTCTATCTGCATCTGTTTTTCATTTAGTATTTGCCATGTAGTTTTATCATTGGGATCTTTAAAATCAAACGACGGTAATTCATCGGGATCTCTGCCTTCGCTGCGGCGTTTATCTTCATAGTATCCACTTAACCCACTTTCTTCGTTAATATCTGATCTATATTTTCTATTCTTCCACCAAAAATATAGCGCCATACATTCCTCGGCTGCCTGTGCTTGATCGGTGAGACTACCATATTCCGAATGATTCGGTGGGTAACCCATATTGTCAGATTTTTTCAGGGCGGCCTCCCATTTTAAATATTCAATTCCCGCCTCGGGACAACGCCATGCATGCCAGCTAATTCCAAATATTCCCTTTCTCCAAAACGGTATTTTGTATTGGTCAACAACTGACCGATCTGTAGCAACGTGATGGTAAGCTTTTTCTATTTCGACAAAGTCTACTAATTCTTCAAATGCACCATGTAGTAAACGTTCGTCGAACTCATGCCACGCACCAGCTTTAAGCCTAGTTTTTAAGTAATGTCGTTTCTCTACAAAACGGTTATTGATATAATATGCTGCTTTATGCAGTTGATTTGGTATAAACATCCAAGTGTCTTGCAAATAATCTAACAATTCTTCAGCAAACCAATGACGAATTGGACGACTCTTTTTTGACGACTTCTCCCAAGTCTTCCATCCAGTCAAACTTAGCGAATGCGGTTTTTCAACTCCGCGCAACCAATCTGCGAATCGACTGTTTGACCAATAATTAGAATACATCACTTTTCTTTTACTTTTGCACCTTGTTTAATTCCATCCCAAACATTTTTCCAATTCATATTAGTCCTCTCTAATGTTATGTCCGTCTACCTACATTCCTATAAGTATAGTTTAGATCAGCAAATATGTCAAATAATTTAGATTCTTTAGTAACTGAATTGAACTACACATTCTATGAAAACGATAAGGTTGGCATAATGATATCTGGCGGACTGGATAGCGGATTGTTGTTATATTTACTGCTCGGAATGAACCCTGATTATATTTCCAAATTGACTGTATTTACAGTGCCTCGGTTTGATGATAGTGTGGTCCATGCAACTAGAATGGTAAATTGGGTAGCTGGTACATTTAACCAAACTATGTCAATTACGGAAGTTGGGGACCCTACTCTATTCCATAGTAGACAAGTAAACAGTGGGGTAGAGGAAGCATTGAAAGTAGTTGATACAATATTATTAGGCGACACGTTGTTGCCAACAGTTAAGCTAGAAGGTACTACTCCTATTAGGCACAAAAATTCTAACCCTAAAGTTAATCAAATCTATCTTAATCTAAAATTTGATAAAACCCATGTCGTTAACATTGCGCATGAGTTAGGTTTATACAGTTTGTTTAGTATGAGTCATACCTGTACACAAAGCAAAATGTATAGGTGTAATAAATGTTGGCAGTGTAGAGAACGCGCCTGGGCATTTAATGAACTTGAAATAAATGATCCAGGAGAGATGTAATTATCTGATTGCTAATTCTTTAAATGTAGAACATTGGAAACTGGCGTATTTTCCAATCGGGGTTTTTGACTCTTTGTTTAAGGAAATAAGTAAATGCTTGTTCTTCGAATAAAGCCTGTGGGGGATAATAAAAAAATGAAACTCATTTAGAAACTTATTCCAAGCAATGATTCTTAATTTTCCAGTTTTATTTTTGATTCTTTTTTCAACAAGTTGGTAACAAAATCTGCTGTATGGTCGATTACTCTTTTTGTCTGTCCATTTCTGTTCCTTAAGTCCTATGCATTTAACTTCCGATCCATCACTCAAATCTGCACAGTCA